AAGAAACTTTTTTACCCAAAGCCACTTCAAGAAGATTTTAAAGATAATACATGGCAGATGATTGAAAAACCAAAACCAAAACCGAACCAAAAATTTGAAAAAGTAAATATGGGAACAAGCACAGCTTTACTAGAGCCAGAAGATTATGATTGGGTATCAGTACCAAATTATCATACTCCCAAAAAAACTGGAAAAGGTTTAATTTTAAAATTCTAAGTATTATATAAATGTCCTACATCGATAAAATAAAACAAAATAAATTATCTGATGAAACTTTAGACAAAAGAGTAAGATATCCATTATCAGATGGAGATCTCGAAAGATATTTTGGAGCAGGCAGGGAGTCCGAAGTTATGAAATACTCTGAACTTGCTAAATTTAACTCTATTGATGAACTTTTACCAGAACCCTTTGACTTTAGAATAATTTTAATTGAAACAAAAGAGAACTCCGGTCACTGGGTAGTAATTTTAAAATATAAAGATACTATTGAATATTTTAATAGTTACGGAGTTAATGCTGATACTCAAAAAAGTCAATTAAATAAAGCTATGAATTATATGCTAGGTCAAAAAGAAAACTTTATTACTAATTTAGTAAAAAAATCAAATTATAAATATGTAGTTAATGATATTCCATTCCAGAGTAAAAACTCAGAAATAGCCACATGCGGCCGCTGGTGTGCCCTGCGCATTATTACAGCTAAAGATTTACAATTAGACTTAGTTGAATTTGCTAATTTAATTTTATCTAACTGTGAAGCCTTAAAAGTTAATCCCGATACATTAGTAAGTATGTGGATAGACTAGCGCGTTTTATTTTGAAAAATAAAATCTTGCGTAATAGTAAATGTATAATGCGTGAAAAGATAGATCGCAAAGTGTATGTTAAAATGTATAACACTTTGTATTATGAAAAGAATAAAGAACAAATCTTAGCTCAAAAAAAAGAAGCCAGACAAATTATTGCCGAGTCCAAAAAACCAAAATTTAGAATAATTTGTGAACCAAAAACTTTAACCTTTTAATTTAATTAAAATAATTACATAATATAAATGACTGAGCTTTTTGGAGGATTGCTCCCTCCTTATGGTAGAATAGGCGGTAAGTCAAGATTAAAAAAAAGGATAGTTAAATTATTCCCTGAAAATTACACAGACTTAACTTATATCGAACCCTTCTTTGGCGGAGGAAGTGTATTCTTTTATAAAGACCCTAGCAAACTTGAAGTTATTAATGATTTAGATAAAAATGTTTATACACTATTATCTGGATTAAAAAAATATCCCGGTGATAAAATTAGTGAGGATATCAACGGCAATTATAATAAAGAAGCCTTTATAGAAATTAAAAATCTAAAACCTAAAACTAAATATGATAAATTCATACAATTATTTTTACTTATTAGATTAAGTTTTTTTAATATAGGTAGAACCTTTGGTAATCGAGAAACAATTAGGTCTAATTTTGAAGATAAATATAATACACGGTTGAAGAACACTATTATATTAAATAAAGATTATAAAGAAGTCATAAAAAAATATGATAGTCCTAACGCCTTCTTTTATTTAGACCCTCCCTATAGTATGTCTAGTGATATTTACTATAAAGAATACCTAATAGATATGAATGAAATGTATGATTTATTAAAAAATCTAAAAGGTAAATTTTTGTTAAGTTATGATAATAATAAAGAAATAAAGAAATTATTTAAAAATTATGATATTAAAACTATAACTACAACGTATTCGCCTACGCAAGGTCAAGACTTAAGAAAAGCAAAAGAAATATTGATTAAAAATTATTAGAAAAAAAAAATAAATACATATTATAAATGAAACTTTTAGATATTGTTATGTCTAGTCGAAAAAATAAAAAATTAATGGCCACGTTTGAAATAAATGGAGTTATAAAGAAAGTCCATTTTGGTAGTAAACACAGTCAGACCTATTTAGATCACAACGATGACCTTAAAAAAAGTTATTACATTAAGCGGCATAGAGCTCTTGGAACGGAAGATATAGATGACCCTACTACTCCAGCGGCATTATCAATGTTCCTACTATGGAATAAAAGAACATTTCCAGAAGCATTAAAATCTTATAAGGATAGATTTGGTATAGAGTAGCGGCAAGAAGTTAAAGTATTTAAAGAAATAAATTATAAAAAGTCAAATGATTAAGTTAAGGAGCATTAAAACAGCTTTACTTAATGATTTGGATGACTGTAAATATCATAAAGCTAAAATTGATTTTGATACTCAATTTCCAGAATTGATGATTTTAACAGTTAAAGAAAAATTAATAAAAGATTTTATTGATATCATTAAAAAAATAATAATTTGTAAAAATAATAGATCACAACTAGATCAGGATTATTTATTAAATAAAATGATAATCATTAATAAGCGCTTAAAAATCCATTTAGCACAATTAGAAAAATTAAGAAAACTCAATAAAATGAGCGAATCACCGGACTTTGTAAGAGACTATTATAAGAAATTGATAAAATTGCTGTATAATTTTATATTTGTAAGAAGTTAAAAGGGCTTAAAGAAATGGCTTATATATAAGTATAAGGAAGCACGAGATGAGCCGCCTAGATAACCTGCCTACGGAAATCATCGACCTTATCAAATATTATATGATAGTTCAAGAAAGCGAACGGCGGAATTATTTTGTAGTAGTACAAGACACTATTATTAGAGATTTATCAAGCCTAACCATTTATGATATGGCCTACTTAAATATTATTAATGGAGCAAATAAGACAATCCTTAAAAAAATGTGTAAGCCACTAAAAATTAAGCAAGACAAAGTGGAATATTTTATGAGAGTAAGCTTGATGGAACACAGACTAAACAGGAAATTTGGTATTTTCGACCACGTAAGAGATTATTGGATTAGATCTGGAAAAGGAGATAAAAAAAAAAAGATAGTTAGAGAACCGGAATCCGATGATGATGAAGAAGACCTTCGGCTTTTCGACCCATTCAATTAAATAAATAAAAAATCTAAAAAAAATCAATAAAATTAGATTATTTTTATGAATAATTTTAAAATTATTCTTTTAGTAGTTAATAAATAATCTAAAATAATCCATAATTTTATCGATTATTTTAGATTTTATATCAATTTTATTGATTTATGAGAAAGTGCGTTTGATTTTCTTAACTTCTTCGGCATATTTAGCGAACCATGTGGCTGAAGCGGCCACCCGACTGGACGCCACCGCCGCTCGATACGCCCTCACCATGTAGGCGTTTCATGGCCTTTTTAACGAATTCTTTTACAGCCGGGTGCTCTTTAATAGCTGCCAGCGCTTTATCTCCAATATTTCCACCAATCATGCGCTTGTATTCAGCGCTCATTACTGGATTTACACTGCCCATATCCTTGGCGTCCATAACCATCTGCTTAGTTATGATGCCAGTGTAGATGTTGCTAGAGCCAGCTACAGTTGTGAAGATGCCCGAATTGACCGCGACTACGACAATTTCGGGAATTATCGCTTCGGGTACATAGCTCTTGAAAGTAATAGTGAATTGAAAGTTATATGAGCCGATGGATCCCGATGTAAGATAGTCGGGTAGCGACATATCATAGGGCGGGCTAATTACTAGCATGCCTCCTGATGTAGCCGTGGGCGTTACACCTGAGTTTCCATTTGTTACTAGCGCCGAAAAATTAGCAACTCCCTGGAATTGAAGCCAAGTCTGTTTAGAGCCGTTGGCTACAGACATTCGCCAGAGGTCGAAGCTGGTAGCACTAGACAATAGACCCGATGTGTTATTGAAATTAATAGAAATTGAATCAATAGGGAATGTATATTCACAATCCGTAAGATTTTGATCGGTCATCCGCTTCCTAACACAAATTAGGAACACATCTGGAATCTGATTTAGCTGGAGATTTTGAGAATTGAGAGTAGTTGTTACTGGAGCTGTAGCCGAGCCTGTAATAGCGGATGTTGCGTTAGATGCGATGTATCTTGGTAGATCGACATATGGTACAACATTGCGGGCTAGGATTACATCCTTGCTCTGTGGAGACATGAAATTTAGAAGCATAGACGTTTCTTCGAATAGCGCAGTAGTATCAACATTAGCGGTAGTGTTATTGGTTTTAATACCAGTTTCTACCGTAAGGTCTGGAGCAGCAATAGTAGTACACAAAAAGCGCTTAAGAGTGGAATCGATATTGAATACAAAATTCATAGCATTAATTCCAACTAGACCTTGGTTATTATATTTGGGATTTCCGTAAATAAATGGCGATAGACCAATTAGCGGCTCACAAACTTCAATCTGATAGGCCATTCGGTAGATGTCAGTCGTAGCCGTAGAGACAGCTAAAGTCCTAGACCAAGCTGCGCTCGAAAATCTGGAAAAATCTACAAGTCTAATAGTAAATGAGCCACGAGGCTGGAAAGGCTTATTAAGATCACAACCGTTAAAACCGTTGAGAGCGTTAATAGGATGTCCAGAGCCAGATGTAAATTTAGCCACAGTGCCATCAATAAGATTGGGGCACATTCCACTATACCGGGTTAGTTCTTCCTGATCACACAATTGAAGTAGCTGTGGAAGAATATCCTGAAGATTTGTAGAAACATTAGTGTTATTAATCTGCGCGGTAGCAGTTGTGATAAGGTGATTAAACGGGAACGCTTGCGTAGCCAAATCCGTAGCCCAAGCTAGTGGACGGGCACCGATCGGTACATTAGTCTGTACCACGGTAAAATTAATTTTAGTACGGACATATACTTCACGATTGACTATAACATTCTCACTTGGAACATTAATGTTAAATGTAATGGAAGTAGGACTCGATGAGATAGCCCGAAATGACTGGTAAGTATTGGAAGCAGCACCGGACTGTACGGCATATACAAGTTTATCAGTAATTCCAGCAATAGCAGAATCTTTAATTAGGACAGTTGAGAAGTCACCGGACATTTTATTATATATTTATTATTTTAATTATTTCATTTGTTCTAAACTTTTCTTTTCAAAAAGAATTTTAAGTGAGGCCGAGCCACCCCGTGGTAGATAAAATGGCATTAATTGACCAGTTCTGGCTCTCCATAGTACTGCGATGTCTATAATGTTAATAGGGGTATTACCAGTCATATCAATCCTTCGATATTCTGAGGTTGGGGTATATAATACATTAGGCCTAAATCCTTGCTGATTTGTTTGAAAATCAGTAATAATTAATTCGAATTCATTATTAACTTCACTTCTAGGCACTTCAAAATTTCTTGTAGTGCGAGCGGATGCTTGATTAACAATTATAGGCAAAGTGCTAGATGTGAATACAATACTATTAATGGGGCACCATGTATCGATTGTACTCATTTCTTGGCTAGTTGTAAAAAATTTATCTGAGTAGGGAAAATCATATATAGCAGATGATCCAGGCATAGGTATTGTGTAAGTATTAGTAGCAGCGTTGTAATATGGTAGTACATCAAACGCAAATGGGATATACTTGGGAATCGCAAGACCATTACCCAAAGGTGTTATATTTGGAAAGTTAAAATCAAGTATAAAAAACTTTTCATTATTAATTGTTGTTTCTCTCGCCGGAAAAGTATTAAATAGTGAAAACAAACTAGCATTCATAAGAAGTTCAAAATTAAATGGTACTGGATTATTGAAAGTTCCTATAAGGTTAGGTCCTACAACATTAAAATTAACACCTGGGACATCATAATTAATATCAAATTCTAAAGTAGATGTAGCAAATAATATATTAATAACCATTTCTGCTGTAAAGTTGCTCCACTTAAGTGCGCCGGGTACCGGAAAATGCTGAAGAAATATATGAAGAAATGGGTCTATATAACCCGGATTAACTGTTGGTAGAAAAGTGCTCCATAAATAGTTAATAATATCAACATAAACATTTCTTAAGGCTACATTTACACAATTAACAAATCGGTCATAAGAATGACAATGGTAATATGGGTATTCTACCGTGTTTTTTCCAGTTAAAGCTCCGTCTGCGGCAGGTGGTTGTAAGCTTGGATCTTCCGGATTCCATATCACTTTTCTAAATACGGTATGATTTGCTGAAGCTCCCAAACTGATTAGATTTGGTAGTGCGTCTGCTCGAAGATTTATTTTTTTAGCTCTAATTCCAACTTTATGTATAGTTTCTTGAAAATTAAATGGCGTTTGAATTTCAGGCTCTACCACTAACACTGGCAAAGCATAAGTATCCACTTGAAAACGCAACACGCTCATTGCGTAATCACCGCTATTAGGTACTATAGGACTGTCTCGTGTCTCTACAAAACGCAACTGCGAAGGAATTGACTGAGGATTTGTTTCTACATTATTGTAAGCATTAGTCTGCTGTAGGTCAAAATAGACATAATTAGGGTTATTTGACTTCTGGAATGAATTAGTCTGAGACATATTTACTAATGTGTAATATTTAAAAAAAATTAAAAAATTAAAACATTTACTTAATTTAAATGTTGACTAAAACAGATGTTTTTTCTTTTATGTCTATTGGCGGCACTCAGATGTTAGTTGGTTCGGCAGCAGATCCAGACATTAAATATTTTGCGGATTATGATTTAATGGAGACAGCTTATTTTAAAAAGGGTAGTTATAATTACATTTTAGATTTATTTAGATCTAAATATAAAAGTGCTTATAAAACCGAAGGATTATGGATTACTGATTTTAAATGTGGTTCATTCAGAGGGCAACCTTTAAGATGGGATAAAGACAGTATTAATTTGGGTTACATAATAATTGAGGACACACACATTTATTTTGTTGATTGCCTACAGATGACTTCCAGAATTAAATTAGATGTAATTGCTAATGTCGATTCTAGATTGACTGAATTTTCAGACATTTATTTTATTAAAATTGCCGACACATTCATTAGTCCTGTTTTAGACTTAACTGAGACCTTAAAAAGCTTGTACGCCGATTTTCTTAATTTTAAACAATTTAACTTATTCAAAGCTATAAAGCGGTTGTATTCTTTTTTTAAACTTAAGAAAGACCCGGTAAGACTAAAAATTATAAGAGACTTACTCAATAGTGATCTAGGCGATGAATATATAGAAATATCTAAGCTTCAAACTAAATTATTGCTTAACGAGCAGCTTTTTAAAAGAGTGCCGGTTAAATTTAAATCGAATACTATTAAGTTAAATCTAAAAATAAATAACAAAATAGATACACTAAATAGATTAGTTATAGATTACATCAAAGAAAATAATTTAAACTTTCATTTTGTTTAAATATAATCTTGAAAAAAAAATCTAAAATTACATTAAAATGAACGTCGAAGGCGTTGGTAGCGTTATTGCTAAAATTGTATCTGAAGGTAAAAAAGATAAGATTATATCAATTACAGATAAACCCGAGGATACACAGAGTCATCTAAATGAGTTTGAATTTTCAAATGGAGAAAAAATACAACAAATTCCTGATAAACAAAAAGAGCGTAGTATTTTATACATCACCGGCGCATCCGGTAGTGGTAAATCTTATTATACCCGCGAGTATTGCGAGCAATATAAGAAGATGTACCCAAAAAATATTATTTATTTATTTAGTAGTGTAAATGATGATAGTTCTATTGATAAAATTAAAACTATTAAGCGGTTTGTGCTTGATGATAAATTTATAAATGAGCCTATGACCGCTGAGGACTTTAAAAATAGCATGTGTATTTTCGATGATACAGATTGTATTACAAATAAAGCACTTCGTAATAAAATTAACGGCATTCTTAATATGTTGCTTGAGACTGGTAGGCACTTTAATACTTCTGTGATTTATACCTCCCACGTTGCTAATGCCGGATTGGACACTAAAAAAATCCTTAATGAAAGTCATAGCATTACTTTTTTCCCAGCTTCTCTTGGTGGAAGATCCTTGAAGTATCTTCTCGATAATTACCTTGGATTTGATAAGGAGCAAATCAAAAAAATTAAAGCTATTAAATCAAGATGGGTTACAGTTGTGAAGACATATCCGATGGTTGTTCTTTATCAACATGGGGCTTATCTGGCGAATAAGAAGGAGGACTAATTGTTTCTTTAAGTCCTCCCTTTTTCTTTGAATTGTATCTTCTATTTTGTTCTTGTCTAAGTTTTTTATATTCTTCAGTTTTAGCATATTCTCTTCTTTGAAGTTTAATCTTTTCCTTATTCTGTACCCAGTAATTATTAAAATATTCCTTGGTAGTCATATATACACTTAAATAAATTATTTCTTTAAGTAGTTTATTTAACTTCAGTAGAAGTTAAATTGGTTTAAAGAAATAATTTATTTTCTAATTGTAATATAAATGCGGAGCTTTACATTGACCGAATACCCAAATTTAGATTACCTCACTAATTTCATAACTCATCCTGATATATATCCAGAGCATCTAGAGCGCTTAATAAATTACATTAATATTTGTAAGAAGGATTCATGCGTAGAAGTGACTT